TATATATTGAAAGCGATAGGCTCGATTTGTTTAAAGACGAAACGGTTTCTCTTACACAGACAATTCAAAACGTAAAGCAAATAGATAAAATATTTACATCTTTTTCAAAGACCTTTTCTGTTCCTGCCAGTAAAAACAATAACAAGATATTCAAGCACTATTACAATTTTAATATTGTAAACGGCTATGATGCACGTAAGAAAAAAGTAGGTAGAATAGAGCTAAATACTTTACCGTTTCAAAGCGGCCTTATTAAACTGGAAGGCGTTACTTTAAAGAACAACCTTGCACACACTTATAAGATTACCTTCTTTGGAAATACAGTTGAATTAACTGATATATTAGGTGAAGATAACCTTGGTTCATTACCCTTTAGTAATGCTAAATATGACTTGACTTATAACGCTTCGGGTATATTGGCTAAACTACAACAAGCCACAGGAGCAGGAGCGTATATAATTACTCCTTTAATTACCCATACAGACAGGCTTTATTTTAAGCAAGGTGAAGACATAGCGGATAGTGATAATTTATGGCCAGGAGGTAGCGCGGTGAAGGGTGTTGATTTTAAGCAGTTAAAGTATGCTCTAAGGCTTTATGAAATCATAGAAGAGATTGAGTTAAAATATACCATTGCAAATGGCTACGCGAATAACATAGTTTTTTCAGAAGATTTTTTCAATACTACAAACGCTTCCTTTTATAACCTTTATATGTGGCTACATAGGAAGAGCGGTGATGTACAACCACCCGAACAGGTTGTATCGTTTGAAACAGCCGTTAATGCTTGGACAGGTAGCCCGACACAAATAATAATTGGATATTCAACAATTACTATTCCTGCCGTTTTGGTTACTGGTTCAAATAAAATACTTGTTAATCAAATAACAGCAACTCCTGATTCAGCTTCTGCATCTATTAAATATTCATTAGTCGTGACGTTAAACGGGAGTACGGTATTTACATCTCCCTTAGTAACAGGAACACAAACTTTTATACCGCCTTTATTAGTAGCTAATGGGGTTTATACTGTAAGCATAGTACACGAAACATCTTTAGTATTTACTTCTATTGCTTGGAATATAGAAGGTGAAATAGGGGCTACATCTTGGAGTGATACCGCTACGAGAAACTCATTAACAGCAGCAGAGACATTTGACTTTCAGGTTCCTAATCAGATACCTGATATTTCGATTATGTCATTTCTTACTGGTTTGTTTAAAATGTTCAACTTAGTAGCATACGTTAATGACTCAGGAGTTATAGTTGTAAGACCATTAGAGGCCACTTCAGGTGTGTCACATAGCTATTACACTTCTGCGGATGTAAGTGGCTTAGACGCGCCTATAAACTATAACATATCAGAATACACAGACACGACTCAAAGCGAGGTAAACATAGCTTTACCATACAAAGAGATTATCTACGCTTATGAGGGCACAGGAACTTTTTTAGCTAAACAACACAATCAATTATTTGGTAGTGCGTGGGGTGCTTTAAAATACATTGGGGGTACAGACTCTGATGGGACTGGTGGTTTAAATTTTAACGCATCAACCGAAGTATACAAAGTTATAGTTCCTTTTGAACATATGAAATTTGAGAGGTTAATAAATGTTGGTACATCCGCAAATAATTTTACCACTATTCAATGGGGTTATTCAGTAAACGAGAATCAAGAACCATATATAGGAAAGCCACTTATCTTTTATGGCATAAGACAATCAGGCGGGTTTAACCTTAGTTTTCAAAACAGCCTTAGTTCAAGAACTATTACTAATAGCTATTGGATTCCATCGAATGCTTTATTTCAAGCATCATCGAGCGGTAAACAAAACATCAATTTTAATAATGAGTTAAACGAATATCAAGTAGGGTCTGACCAGTTTACAGAAACTCTTTTTAGTGTTTATCATAGTGAATATATTATTGACGTATTTAATCAAAGCAGAAGGCTTACACAGGTAACATCATTTTTACCTCTAAGGATTACATACAACCTTAAACTTAACGACACCTTTACAATCAACTCAAAAATTTACAGAATCAACTCTATTACTACTGACCTACAAAGCGGAAAGAGCAAAATGGAATTATTAAATAAGGTATGATAAAGAACATAATTGATGTGCTACAATTAGCGCAAGGTGAAACAGAAAATATAAGAATTGCTCAGGGTAAATATGCCTTACCTAAAGACATAAAAACCGCGTTCAAACAAATTAAAAACAACAGGAAATGGCAATAACAAACGAATACACCCTGAAAATATCCGTAAAGGACGCGCAGTTTAATGTTCAAGAACTTAACAAGTCTTTAGAGGCTCAAACTGACCTTGTCCAAGAGCTTACTGATAATATTAGTGATTACGAGCGCGAGTTAGATAAGATGTCTGTTAAAGATACTAACCGTATTGCTCAAACTAAAAAATTAATTGCCACTACTAAAAAACAATTAAAAGAAGAAAAGGCAGGAATTAAACAAATTAAAGACGAAAGAGTAAAAGCCAACAAAGTATTAAAAGAGGCTACAGCAAATCAAGCTGACTATAGCGGTGTTTTGGGTTTTGTAGATAAAAAATTAGGCGGGGCAATTTCAGGAATGCAAGGTTTTACTAAAGGCCTTGTAGGGGCAACTAAGGGAACCCAACTTTTAAAGATTGGTTTAATCGCAACTGGTCTAGGAGCTTTTGTTGTTTTACTTGGTTCGCTTACTGCTGCATTTACAAGGAGTGAGAAAGGTCAGGAAATGATGCAAAAAGGTTTGGCCGCGATTGGTGCTATAACTGATGTATTACTTGATAGGTTGGCAGGGTTAGGCGAAACAATAATTGAAGCTGTAACTAGCCCAGTTAAGGCAATGAAAAAATTTGCCACGAGTGTTCAATTGTTTATGCTAGACCCTTGGGGTGGGTTAGCGGATGCGGTAACTGGAGCAAAAAATGTCCTTACAGAGATAGTTGAAGAAACAGAAAAGGAAATAAAAACTATTGGAAAAGCTACCGATGCAAGAATAAAAGCACATCACATTGAAAGGGAGTTACAAGTTGAAAGAGCTGAAGCAAATAGGGAAATTAATGAGATAAGGTTACAAGCTGAAGACAGGGAAAATAATACAGCAACGCAAAGGGTAGCTTTATTAAGAAAAGCTCAAAAGATTGAAGAAGAAATAACAAAAAAACAAATAAAAGCTAAACAACTTTTAATTGATGCACAAGCTATTGAAATAGCAAACGGTAACACTACCATTGAAGCCAAAGATAATCTCGCTAAACTCCAAGGCGAGTTAATTAATTTAGACACTAAAAAATTAAGGTCACAAAGGTTGTTGCAAACACAAATCACCACAGCCTTAAATGAAGAAAAGGCAGCCAAGGCAGCAGCGAAAAAAATAATTGATGACGAAATAGCAGCGGAAGAACAAAGGATTGCTGATGGAATAGAAAAAGAAAAAGCAGTAGAAACAAAACGATTAGAAGACCTTAAAAAAATAAAAGACAATTTTGACGCTAAATTAAAAGAAGAAGAAGCAATAACTTTTGTTGAACAAGAAGAGCTTAAAAAGAATAAAGCACTTGCAGAACTTGATGCGTTAGGCGCAACAGAAGCACAAAAAGCTGATGTAATCAAGTTTTATGATAAAAAAATACTGGATGCAAAAGAAAAAGATGCCGCGTTTGAAAAGCAATTAGCGAAGGATGTAACAAGTGCAAAGATGGATATTGCAGCACAATCATTTGCCTTAGTTGGTAGTTTAGCAAAAGAAGGAAGTCGATTAAGTAAAGCAATGGCGATAGGTCAAGCAACTGTTAATGGTTATGAAGGGGTACAAGCTGCATTTACTACAGCAAATAAAAGCCCTATTACAGCTGGTTTTCCCGCATACCCATTTATCCAAGCAGGTTTAGCGGGTGCATTTGCAGCAGTTAATATTGGTAAAATAGCGGCATCAAAACCCGTAGGAGATAGTGGAACAAATGGTTTAAGGTCGGCAGGTTCGGGCGCAAGTGCATCAATACCACCCGCTCCACCTTCTTTTAATATTGTAGGTGCAAGTGGCACAAATCAACTAGCCGATGCAATAGGAAGCCAAACCAATCAACCTGTGAAAGCCTTTGTTGTAGCAAGTGATGTGACCACAGCGCAGAGCTTAGAAAGAAATATTATTACAGGTGCAACAATTTAATAAATACAAAAAAACAATTTAATTACGTTATATAGATATGAGAATAGTTGAACTAATATTAGACGAGGAGCAAGAGGAAAGCGGTATTGAGGCAATCAGTATTGTTGAAAGCCCCGCTATTGAATCTGATTTTGTAGCTCTAAGTGCTGAAGAGATTAAACTTGCTGAAGTTGATAAGGACAAAAAAATACTGTTAGGGGCTTTGTTGATACCTAACAAACCCATCTATAGAAATGGTGATGAAGGTGAATACTATATTTTCTTTTCAAAAGACACGATAGTTAAGGCATCACAGATGTACTTGAAAAATGGCTATCAAAATAAATCAACCTTAGAACACGCACAAGCATTGCAGGGTCTAACCTTAGTTGAAAGCTGGATTGTTGAAGACGAGGTAATGGACAAATCAAGGAAATACGGACTTAACGTGCCAGTAGGTACGTGGATGGGTGCCGTTAAAGTTAATAATGATGAAATATGGCAGGAGTATGTTAAAACAAATAAAGTCAAAGGCTTCTCGATTGAAGGCTATTTTGCAGATAAAATGGGGAAACCTAAAGCAGATTTATCGGAAGACGAAAAGCTACTTAATAAAATAGTTAATATTTTAACTTTTGAAAATGGGCCAAAATAATAAACAAAGCGGTGTGAGGTTTATACCTAGCCGCACATCCCCAATTGGTAGCGGCAGAGCCTGTCTTTGTTGGGAAACAAGTACCTACTCTGTTGCCTGTTGTGATGGCTCTATGAGGGCACAAGGTATAGGGGTTATTACAAGAACATAAACTGAAAATACAAAATTGAATTTTAAATCCGTTATATATATAATATGAAATCAACCGAAATGTTAAATCAAATTAAAACACTTCTAAACCTCGAGGTCAAACTTGAAGATATGAAGTTAGAAAACGGTACTGTAGTTACAGCCGAATCCTTTGAAGAAGGCAAAGAAGTATTTATTGTTACAGATGATGAAAAGGTAGCAATGCCAGTAGGTGAATATATCCTTGAGGATAGCCGCTTATTAGTTGTAACTGAAGAGGGAATGATTGCAGATGTCAGAGAAGTATCTGATGAAGTTCCTGCTAAAGAAACTGAAGAAGGCGAAGAAATTACGTCTGATTTAGGTTATGATGAAAAAGAAATGGCCGACGAAGGTAACTATGTTACTAAAGACTCTTTTAAAGAGATGGAAGCTAAAATTCAAAACCTTGAAGATGCAATTGCTGATTTAAAAAGTGATAAGGAATCCAAAATGGAAGAAGTAGAAGAAGAAATGTCTATTGAAAAACCATTGAAGTCTCGCACTATTAAAGAGGAATTTTCTGAAGCTGCAACTAAACCTATTAAACATAATCCTGAAGGGGAAAGTGTAACAAAAACCAAGGTAGAATTTGCAAAAGGTAATTTCAACAGAACAGCAATGGACAGAGTATTATCAAGATTAAATAAATAAATAAAAAAATCAATATGGCAACTTTTAATTTCACATCAAACGATGTAGAGTACAATCAAGTAGGTCAGTCTTACTATACGGTAACTGGAGACATTTCAGAAGGCGATATAGGAAACGACCACAACGTAGGAACTGACGGTTTGACTATCGGCATTCCAAAAATTACAGCAGGGAATTTAGGATGTACAATATTCTTTAGAAATTCAGGTGCAGCAGGAAACAATAAAGTAGTTATTTCGCCTGATGATTCAAACAAAATTGTAGGTGCGGTTACTTTAGCAGGTTCAGTAGTTGTAGCAAGTGGAGTTCTTGGAAAAGACTGGGAAAACACTAAGGCAACATCTATACAAGGAGACTGGTGTGCTTTAAGAGCAGTATCGCTTACTGAGTGGTACATCATAGGTTGTCAAGGAATCTGGGCATCAGAAGGATAAGAATTAATTAAATAAATCAAAACGAATATGAGTAATTCAAGAAACGTAGCATTAGCTACAACAACAAATATCACCACATCATACGCTGGTGAGTTTGCAGGTGAGTACATCGCAGCAGCTCTTTTAAGCGCATCAACTATTGATGATGGCGGTCTAACAGTTAAGGCGAATATCGCTTTTAAAGAAGTGATAAAAAAATTGGCAACTGGTAACCTAGTAAGCCCTGCATCTTGTGATTTTGCACCAAATAGTTCTGTTACACTTACTGAAAGAATCATTCAGCCAGTTGAGCTACAAGTAAATCTACAATTGTGTAAGTATGACTTTGTAAACGATTGGGAAGCTCAATCAATGGGTTACGGTTTGGGTCAAACTTTGCCGCCAAAATTCTCTGACTTTATGTTAGCTCACGTAGCAAGTGAAGTAGCTCAAAATACTGAGTTCTGTATTTGGCAAGGAGATACAACCGCAGCAAGTAATAACTCGTTTGATGGTTTTGAAAAACTAATTGCAGCAGCAGCAGCAGCAGGAGATATTCCAGCAGCTCAACAAGTAACAGCAGCGACACTTTCAGCAGCAAATATCATTGCTGAACTAAGTAAAGTTGTAGATGCAATTCCAGCAGCACTTTACGGTAAAGAAGATTTATTCCTTTACATTGGTTCAGCAGCCGCTAAATTCTATGTTCAAGCTCTTGGTGGTTTTGCCGCTCAAGGATTGGGAGCAAATGGTGTTCAAGGACTTGGGACACAGTGGTGGAATAATGGAAGTTTGACAGTAAACGGAGTTAAGATTTTTGTATGTCCAGGAATGAAGGCTAACAAAATGTATGTTGCTCAACGCTCTAACCTGTATTTCGGTACTGGTTTGTTGAATGA